ACACCGAAGCTCACTTCGAGATGCGACCGGCCCTCATAACCGGTGTTGAGAAGTTTTGAGAGATCAGTAACCGAGCCATTGAGCCAAACGGCAATTCCATTTTTACGGAAATCTTCCTGCACCGTTTCGAGCTCAAGAGCGCCCTGCCAAAGCACCATGTAGTTGTAAGCATCTTCGTGCGTACAGCCGTAGCAGTTGAAATCGACGACAATTTTGCGCTGACCGCCGCGGTTCCAAGTGGTGTCAGAAACTTTTTGCCGCGAATCATCGCCCTGCTTGACCGCAGGCGAAACGAGTTTGAACGAAAAGTATGGTTTTTGCGGGCGCGGTGCATTTGGTTGTTCAGGTTCCTCTAAGATGCAGAGCAGTTGAGTTATTTTCTGAACTTCATCGGAAAACGCTTTCCGAATGACGTTGTAATCGACTGGAAATTTCACGGCCATCGCGGCACCTCACGGCGTTGCATTGGGGCCGACGTCGATCCGCATTAATCGAGCTCGTCTGTAGCTGCCCCAGTCTTCCACCGTTTGGGTTTGATAGCGGATAGCGCACCGCGTCATCAGGTCGTTCACTAGAATCCGGCACGACGTGTAGAACCAAAACTGCTCTTTGAACCGATCGCCTTCCGGCACTAACAAAAGATCGCGGCCGTTCAACGGCTGCACACTGCCGCGAAAATCAAAGCTTTCACCAGCGGCTTTCACCGGCTTGCCGTCGATGTAAGTCGTCGCACCTTGGCGCGTCACGACGACGAGTTCGCCGTGGGACATGATATAGCTTGGCGAAACTCCCTGCATCACGCCACCACCTTGAATTCAATCGACCGCAGCAAGAGGCCGGTGTGCACCAGCGTGCGCGGCGCAACGCCATCGGCTTTCTTCTGAGCGATTGTCGACGGAGCATTCGCCGGTGGAATATCGGAATTGATTTTGTTTTTAATCAATTCACGAACACGAAAGCCGAGCGCTGACAATGCTGCCTCTACAGTCTTCTGCCCGTCGATGACGTCACCTAAAAGCTCGGTGCGCCACTCGTTAATTAGGCCTTCGTTTTCGACCATAGTACTGCGGAAATACGATCTGGCGGGGATTTTATCAGTGCCAAACTCTTGCCAGAATCCAACTTCAACAACGTCGACACCATCGTCGTACTCGCCCGCACCTTCGTGCAGACCGATGGTGACGTGAGCGTTGCGACTTCTCTTCATCGACTTCAAACGTTTCAGCAATTCCTTGTATTCGGAACCGCCTTTTTCTTTAAATTCAATTTTCGTTTTGATCATTCGCCGCCCCACCATGCCCAACCGCCCCAGGGACCGCCGGTGATCCACGGCGACAGCTGATGGTTTTCCATCATGTGGCTCGTGAAGTCCGGACGGATGCGATCAGCATTTGCATTGGTGGTCTGCACTTGCGTAACCGAAATACCGCCAGCGAACGGCGCAGCGTCGGTGTAAGAAAGGCGCGACTGTAGATCGAGAATTAGGGAGCGGTAGGATTTAGCTTTTTGCGAAAGCGTAATTTTCACTTGCCCGACGCTCTCGTCGGCTAAGCGACTGAACTTAGCGATAACGCCTTCACACGACCGAATAGCGGCGTTGAGCGGCACCTGATTGTAGTCGTCGAGGATGTACTCAATTTCGCCATCCTGAAGGAGCTGGTCGCAGGAATCCGTATCGCCGATCAAATATCTGACGGCGTCTTTTGCACTTTTTCGTGGGTCACCTGAGTACGACCAAGACAAGGCTGATCACCGTCTTTTTTTGTTTTTCTTGTCGTATCCGCCGCTCTTCTTACCGGAAGCCATGACTGCTGATTTTTGAGTGGCCGTCGCTGGGCCGACCTTGGGCGCTTCGTCCGGTTCGTCTTCGTCCGTCTCTTCGTCTTCGGCCGGTGCAGCGACGGGTTGAGCCGTGGGCGTTTCATCGACCTTGGTAGGCGCCGAATCGGCCGGGCTTTCGCTAGTGTCTTCAACCGGTGCAGACGACACCGTGGCATTAAACGGGGTTTCGCCCTCGGCTGGTGCAGACGAAACGCGGCCTGCAGTGGCTAGGGGATTCTCGACTTCAGTTTCAATGCCCACCGGGGTGTCAACCCTACGAACGACCGTGGGGGCTCTGTAGGGCTTCTTTTTAGGGTCTTCGGTGTCGCGAACGTAGCCCCACTGCATGTGCGCCCGCTTAATGTTTTCCGGCCAGCTGTGATATTCCGGAACTTCCTCGTCACGTTTTACCGTGCGAGTTTTAAGCTTCAGGCTGGGTACTGCGCATACGATCGCCATCAGAAAACCCTCAAGAAAAACATTTTGAGCCGCTTTCCACGGCTCTACGGGTATCAGCCCCCGCTAGCATTCGGAATTAGGACACGACGGCAGTGAAGAGAACGCCCAAATCGCTACCGACAAGGTGCATGTCGAAAGCCATCTCGCCTTCGATACGGTCGCACTTACGTGGCTCGATCCGGAACGTCATGATCCGGTTGCCTTCAGCGCCAGCGCCGTAAGCACCTTGCCAAGAGAAGATATAGCCGGCCGACGGCTGCAGGATGGACGGATTGGGGTTGGCGTAGCAGAGCAGCACTTGTTTTTGACCAATGTACTGGAACGCTCCCGCTTGACCTTGCGGCGCCGTGTTGACGGACGCCGACGCGACGAGGAACTTGTCGACACCGAACAGCGTGGCGAGCAGGTCTTCCGACACGACGCCGCGCTGGGTGTACTTGATACGATCCAACACCGCTGCGTTGTTACGCAGGGCGAAGAAAACGTCAGTCGTCACGACCATGACGTTTGGCATCACGGTGGTGTTTTGCTTGATGACCGACTTTTGCGTGTCGACATCTTGCATCGGATCGGAACCACTGGCGTCCCACTTAGTGGTAGGCGTCACGTCAGCGGACCAAATGCCGGTCGTGAAATACTGCTTGAAGAACTGCAGCTCACGACGCAGCAAGAGCTGCTGGGTCACGAAAAGCGTCGCGTCGCGGTCGAGGTCCAGCGGCTGGTCCGCGTTGGCGCGCGTTTGGTCGTCCACGTCCTGGTGAACGGCCCAAACGTCGCAGAAGTACTTGTTGTCCGAGTTGACTCGGAAGCCGCTGCCCGCCGACTCAGTCGCCGGTGCGCGCTTCTCAGCCGCTGTTTTGCGCCAATATTCCTTGTCGTAGGTGAAGTACAGATCGCTCTGCTTCATCACCGGAACGACTGGAAACACCTTACTCGCAACGAAATCGGGCGCCTTTTGGATATAGGCAATCGAGACGTTACCGAGTGGACGGTTGACGTGAACGTCCGACCTAGTGGGTTGAGCCATGGTTTAGATCTCCCTTTCTCCCGCTAGGGGTGATTAAATCTTGCCGAAATTGTGGATGAAAGCGCAGACGACGTCGCCGGCACCGCTCGAAGGCAACATCGCTTTGCCGACGGCAAATTGACCCGATGTCGCAGTCTGAAACGTTCCGGCCGTCGTCACTGCGAGGAGCGCACCGACGCCGAAGGCTGCTGCGGCTTTGATTTTCGAAACGCCGTCGCACATAACGACGCCCGCTTCCGCCAACAGCGGGTTGTTTTGGAGCACGCCGAGGATCGCTTGGCCAGCCGACACCGGGACGACGAGCGCCGCGGGGCCGAGAAGGCCTGCACCGCTTGCCGCTGAGACGTCGACACCGGTGAATTGGAAGGTCGCTTCGACGGACATGTCGACGTTGGCTTCGACAGTGCCGACGTAAAAGTCCGGAATTTCGTATGCCTGATTGTTGGTGATCGTCGCCATGGCTTACGCACCGCCTTTCCGCGACGCCTTGTGGGTCGCATACATTTTTTGGCCTTCGTCCGTTTGAAGGAACTTGTCGACCGCTTCGGCGTGCGAAATCTTTTCGCCGCTCTTCTGGACCCAGGACTTCGCCGCGTTCTCGATCGCAGCCCACGATTGGTTTTCACCGGAGGCGCCGCTGACGTCGCCGCCGTGCGAGGTGCCGATTTCGCGGAAGAGCTTCGACTCAGAACCTTGCTTGTTCAGAGTTTCGAAGTTCTTCACGACCATTTCGTAGGACTCTTTGCCGGCTTTGTCGGCCAGCGTCAACTGCGCGACGAGGCTTTCTTGCGGAAGGCCAACGTCGGTGAACTCGGCTGCTTTCGCAACGATTTCTTTTCGACGACCTTCCGTTTCCATCGCACTGATCCGGTCGTGGAGTTTTTTATTCTCCGCCGCGGTGTCGTCCGCTTTCTTCTGGATCAATTCCAGTTTCTTTTCGTGGGCCTTTTGGTCAGCCCCCGAAAGGTCTTCTGCTGCTTTAGCCACGCTTTCCCCTTTCGATTTTTT